TCTTTAGCACCCGCGATGTGTAAATTTAGTGCCCCTAGTTTAGGCAAATTTATAGACCAAAACTAGGGGCACTGTTATAGTATTAGCGTCTTACAAAAGGCAACGTTACTTTGGCGCCAGGCTTGACGGTTTTTATATAAACTGCTACCCTCATTGTATTTTGATTCCCGTAGCACGAAGCTGTACCAATGGGCTCGCCTTCACCTGCTGTCATTACTGCTGCTGACCCATCGTAAACGAGTCCGAGTGTTGGGTCGGTAAATTCCAAGAGGTGCGTACCTACAGCGAGTGTGGCATTTGTGCTTAAATAAAGCACCCCAAACGTATTACCAATGTTTGCCGTATTTCCGTTCCAATAAGCTCCTTTATCATCCACCAAGGAAGTGATAGCTGAATGAAGCGGAAGCGGGCACGCCTCCACAGTCGTTGGTTCGCTGCCATCGTATGTCACAGTAGGACCTACTTTGATAGTAAGTGCCTGCGGGTTAGGCAGCTTTGTAGGAATAACGCCGCTTGCCATCTTTTCAGCAGTAACAGTGCCATCCGCAATCTTGTCACCCGTGACAGCGCCGTCCGCAATCTTGTCAGCAGTGACAGCGTCGTTCGCAATCTTCGGGGCAGTAACTGCGCCATTTGCAATCTTATCACCTGTAACGCCGCCAGGTGCAATTCCAACACTCTGCTCAGCGCTACCGTTGTACCCGCCTTCACCACTCATAGTCAGTCCGTCGTCAGCGGTCAGCTTTTTCAGCACAACGGCTCCAGTCATACCGTTGACGCTATCGACAGCTCCACCACCGCCTCCACCGCCTCCAGCAGGAATATCAATATTGACAGCCTTACTACCGTCATATTCCCCCGTAACAGCACCGCTGAAAGTAAGCTTCTGCGGATTAGGCAGCTTTGTAGGAATAACCCCGGCAGCCAGCTTATCAGCCGTAACAGCCCCCGCTGCAATGTTGTTATTCTTTACACTCCCATTGACATTCGCAATAGCGCCAACGTCCGCAGCTGTAAGGGTAACATCACCCTTCATACCATTGACACTATTCACCAGGCCCTTCGTGGCAATGTAATTATTCAGCCATTCCTCGACCTTCTGTTCAATCAGTGTGGGCACCTGTTCCTTGAAATCATTCAGGTCTTTAGCAACCTGCTTGATATCCTCACTCAGGTTGTTCTGGTTCTCAGCCAGCTCATTGAGCTTACCAACCACCTTGCACAGCAGTTCGTAATAGCTCAGGCTGTCGTCATACACCAGAGGAAGCACCTTCTGGCACCAGAATCTAAAGGGGCTATTTTTGATGAATTCTGCCATAATAAATTCCTCCTTGATTTACCACAGATTGAAGAACAAGTCGCTCAGTTCTTCAATAATCCGTACATCGATATTGAGCAGGTTCTTTCTATACTCGCTGATAAGCTTCATATAGCTCACGCCTGCGCTCTTACCCTTCACGGTATGAACATATTCGTCAGTGCTGCTCAAATCTCTGGTCTGCTTGCTAGTATTGCTATTGGTTTCCGTGTCCTGATAAGTATTACTTGTATTACTCTCATTCGTATTATGCTGGGCGCTTGTCAGATACGTCATATCCTTCACACCCGTAAGGTCGCCCTGCGGGGTATCAGAGTATGCCTGTGTAGCCTCTGTGCCATTCGTGCCATTTGCCGTACCATTCGTCTCTCTGTTTCCGCTGCCAGTCTGGTCAACCGTCCCCTTGTCTGTTCCAGACCCGGAGTGCGTAGTGGTCAGGTCAACATCTGTAAGAGGGTCATACTTAAATTTCTCCGTTTCATAGAGCTTATTGTAGTACGGCATGATTTCATTCATGCGGCTTTCAAGCCACAGCTTCCACAGGCCGACCGTCTCGCCGGAAATCTCTCTGGTATAATAATGGCGCAGAATCTTCTGGCACAGCACGCTCCTATACGTTTCGTCAAAGATAGGAAAGTCAAAGTCAAAAACTTTGTTCCATGACTGCGCCAAAACGTCCTTAACCTTTGTAAGCCCTACGCTTTCAGTAAGTCCGGCATAAGTCTCACAAATGAAACGTACCTCAGTCGTGTACTTGCTCATCGTCTTCCCTCTCCTTTCCTTCTTCCGTAGTCTCGTCAGGAATCATGTCCCCACCATCCAGCTCACGGTAATCCTCCCTGTAATGGCATTCAACATGAAGCTCCGGGAACATTCTGTTAATCTGTTCACAGGCAGTTCTTCTCATTTCCAGCCTGGAATATCTGGAAGCGATAGTGCCGCCCAGGTTTCTGCTGACTTCATCAGACACCAGCCGTTCCTTCTTGACCACATTCACGTTACTAATTCCCAGGTACGTAAGGGCTTCATTCCATGTGGCGGTCTTTTCTTCCCTGACCTTATCAGCCACAAAGGGAGCGCCAGTTGTGAGCACTGTGATTCCCTTCATATCCAGCTGCTTGTCCCCAAAGATGACCGGCATATTACCATCGTACTCCATGTACAGATTTTGCAAAACAAGACGCTGCTCTTCGCTGCATCTAACCAGGATAGGCGTTTTCTGTGCATTGATATTCACGTCAATGGTTCTGTCCATATTGAACAGTCTGCGGGAGAACATTTCAACATCCAGCTTGCTACCCTGGTGAAGGTAGTTATTCCAGATAATAATGCTATCCCCTTCTTCCCTTGTAGCGTGATATCCGTTAGGGGCAATAACCTGTCTGCCCGTAGGAATGCCATATACATTCAGCGGGCCGGAATCGCTGACAGGGAGAGCCAGATAGCCCAGTGCATCATCCTTGAAGAACAGGCACTTGCCATTATTGAACAGCGTCATTTCCAGGAATCTCTGGTCAACAGTGTCAGGCAAGCCCTGCCAATCAAACATCACGCAAGACAGTTCAACCAGCCTGTCATAATACTGCTTATATGTCAGGTTGTTGATTCTTGCAGAATCCCAGAAGGCACGGTTACGTCCAGTTTTCTTTCCCATAGGTGCATACCTCCTTTACTTATTTTGTCCCGCCAGCTCGTAGTGTCCTACTTCACTGGGGTTGCGCCAGAATGTAATGCCTTTGTTGAAGATACTGTAAATCTGCTCTTCTGCATCGGAGGGGACAGAGCTGCTAGCAAAATAGCAGAATCCAGTTTTTACGAACGTCCACTTGGGTCTGGAACGAATGTCAGGCACGCCGACTTCATTCACCTTGTAGCCATACATGGAGAAATACCGGTCAATAAGTCTTGCGTATTCTTCCTTGATATGATAGCGATAGAAGATAAAGCCAACGCTGTTCCTTGTATAATTCATTCCGGGGGCCGCATTGCCACGGCTCTTGTCGGGCAGTTTTTGTGCGTCTTCCATTCTGGCAATGATTGCGTTTCTAGTGTTGGTGTAGTTCTCAATAAGGCCCCCACCGCTTGCCACAACATTTCCCGCTGTGCCTGCAATCCCGGAAGCGTCAATTGTAGAGCCGCCTAGCTGCTGGAACTGTCCAACGCCTGCGTTTGCTCTCCTATTGCCAAAGTGGCCCGCAGCACTAGAGAACAGGCCGGAATAATTTCCGCCCCCTCCTAGAAGGGCGGAAAGTCCAGCACCGGCCAAAGAGGCCAGGCGAGAGGCCGCCCCGATATTCAGGCTATCCTGTGTAGCTTTCCATGCAGCGTCAAGGCTGCTGCCATTCTGTGCAAGCCATGCTTTATATGCGTCAGTCGCATAGCAGCACTGGGGGAAGTCGTTGCATTCGACTTCATCCTCGTAGTCAATGGCAAGGCCCCTATAGTTTATAGGTACGATAGAAACGCTTGGCGTGGTGCCAACGAAGGTGTACATATTGAAGACTGCTTGATTGTTTTCCTTGGAAAAATCTTCAAATGCAAATGTATTGCTTCCTCCGCTGGAAGAAGTACACATGAGGCCATAGTATTTTGACGTAAGCAGTTTGTTGTTCAGCGGAACATATGTCCCTAGCGGGGCATAATATTTACCGTCCTCGCCCTTCTTAAATGGGTTCATGTCCACTTCGATTCTTGTCGCATATTTTGCGTCAGAAAAATCGTCGGTGAAGACTGCCGGGCCAACGCCATGGATAAAATCTCTAGGAAGCTGAATTACACACACCACGCTATCAGCACCGCCAGCCGCAGTAATTTCTGCCAGTTTATTGAATATTATTGTTGGGGAATCACTCTCCAACATAGATATTCCGTTCATAACGTTGCTAACCACGGGGGAATTTGCACTCTGCTGTGCTGCATCAGCCCAGAAAATAATGTTGGTATAATCACCGGCAGGGAAGGGGCAATCCAGAACGCCATCAATCTGGTCATATTGCATTCTGTCACCAGTAGGAAGTTCTTCATCAAGAAGGTACTTGCCAGGGGTATCATCCTTGACATGGATTCTCTCAATGAAGCACTGTCCCAAAGTGTAATCAAACAGCCATGTCTGCATAACGTCAATAGAGTAGTAAATGATGCAAGTATTGTTATTGACGTATTCAATGGAATTGATGAACGCATAGAACCACTTGTTTTCGAAGTACAGGTTTGCATTCTTGAACCGCATATAATTACAGCGGAACACATCAGCCATGCAGCAGGAAAGCTTCAAGCTTCCCGCAGTATGTCTCATATATTGCGCATCTGTAAAGCTTCTTTTGGGAAGCCCGTTGAAATATGCGGTCTGAACGTCAACGCTTGCAAAAGCTACAGTGTGGTTATATGCAGGGTCAAAGGGGACGTTGGAAAACAAATCCACAGCGCCAGAGGGTGGGACAGATATGGTAGTTGGTGTTACATTCGGAAAAGCCATTGTTGTTCCCCTTTCTTATTTTAGAATAGAGGGGCAGTTTCCCGCCCCTCCTTTGTTGCATCACTGCATTGTCACAGTTACGCCGACAGCGCTGGAAGAATCAATGGTGGTCTGGCCCGTATAGGTCTTGTCGCCAATCTTACCCACAAGAGTAATCTTGGTCGCAGCCTGAGAAGCGGGGATAATCACCGCACCATAGGGATGAACTGCAATGCCCGCCTTGGTCAGGGCTTCGGTCTGCACAAACCGGAGGTTGTGAGGTTCCATAGTAGCGCCATCAGAATTGGCTTCAATGGTGAAGACAGTGGCGTTCTCATTGACATCCTTGGAAGCGATTTCAGCCGTAATGGTGGTAGGCAGCCCAGTGGTAACGCCGTCACCGCCCTCAACGAATGCGATTGCATTGGAGAAGGGGGAGGAAGATACGGTCTTCCAAACGTTGTAGAAATAGTTCCAGTACAGTCCGGAGGCAATGTTGGCCTCGCTCATAGTGGCCAGATTGTCGTATACCTGGAACCATTCCTTGTCCACCAGAACAGCCTTTACATGGGCCATAAGGGCCAGCTCAGCAGGGGTCACTTCCTCGATCATGTCGCAGTTCGCACGAATAACGTCAAACCGTGCATTATCAAAGGTAGACCAGTCATCCACCAGTTTCAGGTGACCCAGGAAGTCAGCCCGCTCCATGTGGAAGGCGGCAGCCAGCACGTCAACATCGAATTCACCGTTGTAGGTAGAATCCATGAAGAGATACTGGTCATCTCTGGGGGAATTGGTATGCACACCGGAAGCGTTATAGCTGGGGGAAACGAAGGTCAGCTTGTTGGAAATGCCACGGAACTTTGCAGCAGCGTCCTTGTTGTTTCCAGCCGTCAGCTCCACCACGGCCATCTTGCCATTGGTGACGGCCTTAATCATCAGGTACTTGAACAGCAGGTATTCATCGTACTCGGCAGAGCGGTTCAGGGAAGCAACCAGCTTTGCGATAAGGTCAGTCACGCCGTCGGGGGAAGTGAAAGCCTGACGGAGGTCTTCATACTGAATGGTCATGGGGTACTGTACTTTCCAGTTGATTGCATGGAAAGCAGAGCGAACGTCAGGGAGAGAACGCTTCAACTCTCTGGCAGCAGCCTTTTCGGGGGAGAACTCTCTTGCTTTGGTCAGGTTGATGAACACTTCCTCGACCGTCTCGCCCATCTGCAAGAAGCCCTTTTTCAGCTCGGCATACTCGTTGTTGAAGGTAACACTGTTCACCCGGACAAGGGCGATACGATTTACCAGAGCAGAGATAAATTCGTTCGCCAGAGCGGGATAGCCGAACAGCACATCGCCGACAACAGGAATTTCAGTAGCCTTGGTGATTTCAGGTACCTGATTCTGGTACGCGCTGGAAGCGTTGGCTCGGATAGTGTTCAGAATGTCCACGGTGGAAGCATTCAGCGTACTCATTGCGATTCTCTTAGGCATAATAAATCATCCTTTCTTATTTGAATAAATTTTCGAATGTCAGGGGCTTTTCAGGTTCTTCTTTTTTGTCGGGTTCAGGGTCTCCCGACGGAGTATGGAAGAAAGCGTCCCTGTATTTCTTTCTCCAATCAGCATCACACTGCTCATATTTTGCTTTCCAATCTTCCCCGGAAGAAGATTTTCTGTCGGCAAGCGTGTCTCTGATATCTTGCACAAATGCAAGAGCTTCATCAGACACGTCTTCACCAATTCTGCTTTGAACAGCCTGCATGATTTCTTCGTCTGTACGTACAGCCATTAGAATTTCCTCCTTAGATAGTACATGATTTTCATTCTTTTAATTTTTGCTGGTGCTGGGCCTGGACCTGGTGGAGTTGGCGGTTCAGGTGGTGGAGTTGGCGGCTCAGGTGGTGTCCCACCTGTGTATTTATTATAGAAGTAATGTGTGGCATTTCTTCTGGGTTGAATAAGGGCGGGGATGTTTGCAGGATTTTCGTATACCTTCAACACGTAATCGCTTGCAGCGTCTAGGTCTGTAGCGGTTTGCATTGCCTTCTTGATGCTGGGAAAATCCGTGTCAAGTTCACGCATAAACCAATATAGTTCAAACGTGATATCACCAATCGAAAGTTCATCAGCTTTGAAGTTTAACCAATACTCGTACATATGCTGTTTTCTGGTATAGTACGTCCATTGCGCTAGGCCATACCCAATTCCATCATACATGAATTGACTTTTGGTGTATGTACCTTTATCTATAGCAGCGGTATAAGCGGCTGATTGAGTGAATCCCGGTGTAAAATCCCCTTGCTTTCGGTTTGGAACTAGGTTGCTTTCTCCCCACATATTACCCATGAAGGCAGCAGCGCCTATCTCATTACCTAAATAACCATACAGCGTTTTCCATATGATATCTTGGTATCCATAGTCAGGATAATCTGCCATATTTTATCCCTCCTACGTATTAGCAATCAGGCGCTTCTTCTCATTTTGTATGCCTAAATGGCATCCCCATGAGTAGAGAATCAATTCACAGGTATCTCCCACAATTAGTTCAAGGAATGCGTACAGCTCTCTAGGCGTTTTACCGCCCACTGCTGGAATGTCAACAGCATTCCCATAAATGTGATTAGACCTTGCTGCGCCCCCCACATCCGAACGACTGTTATAGCTGACGGTTCTATATGCAGAATTGGGAGAAAATGGTGTACCGCACCATGTTCTAACAGCTTCACAGATGAAGGGGATTAAAATGTTCAGGAAAACAGGGTCAGACCCGTCTCTGCACCTGAACTCCCTTAGCTGGAAGTGGGGGGCTACATACATATTCCCGTGTTTAGCCACGCTATACTGCGTGACAAGGCCGGACAAATCAACGTCCATTGCTCTTATCCACCTTTCCGTGCAAAATGTCAAGGCCATTCTGGATAGCCTTGGGGATAGGAATTCCCATAAGACTGGCATTTTCCAGCAGGCTAATAACCTCATTACTAAGGAACGCATATATAACGCCTACTTTAATGAAGTCTACGCCAAGAGCGCTGTCAAGAGTGTTGGCAAGCCCAACAAGGATAAGCATAAACATTTTCTTGACAAGTCCTGCGGCACAAACTGCGCTATTTGCTTTCCCAGTATCCGTCTTAGGGGAATTCTTGAAAACGAACGCAACTAGCAGACCAGAAATGTAGTCAATGCACATTGCGATGCAAAGGGCCACTAGAGCAGAATCCCACTTCCCAAAGAAATAAGAAAGGGCCGCCCCAATGAAGCCAATGCAGGTCAGAATTCTTTCCTTCATAGCCGTCTCACCCCCTTTCTGCCTAATCATTATATCATAGGTATTGACAAAAGTCAAGGTCTATGGTATAATATTGTGGGAGTGATATAAATGTCTAGCTATTATGACGGTACAGTAGTCACTTATTATGACGGTACAAAGCTTCTATCGTTGAAGGATATAAACGGTAAAACACCAGAAATATTCATCGTTGAGACGAACAGAACAGGCGGTAAAACAACATTCTTTGGTAGAATGGTTACTAAACGATTCTTTGCAAAGGGCGAGAAATTCATGCTTATATACAGATACAAGTATGAAATGTCAGATATACCAGATAAATTTTTTAAGGATATTTCCTCTTTGTTTTTCCCAGGCTGCACTATGGAAGCTGTCTCTAAAGCTAGAGGGGTATTCTATGAGCTTACCATAAATAAGAACAGCTGCGGCTACGCCGTTTCTCTTAACAGTGCCGACCAGATAAAGAAATACTCCCATTTATTTTCGGACGTCGGATGTATGTTATTTGACGAGTTTCAGAGTGAAACAGGCAACTATTGCTCTGATGAAGTGAGAAAGCTTCTTTCCATTCATACCTCAGTAGCTAGAGGTCAGGGCAAGCAAGTCAGGTATGTTCCTGTGTATATGCTTGCCAACAGTGTATCTCTCCTGAATCCTTATTATGTTGAGCTTGGAATTGCTACACGACTGCGCTCTGATACAAAGTTCTTACGTGGTGACGGATTTGTTATGGAGCGTGGTTTCATTGAAAGTGCAAGTAAAGCACAAATGGAAAGCGGGTTCAACAGAGCCTTTGCTAAGAATAGCTATGTTTCTTATGCTTCTCAGAATGTGTACCTAAATGATAACAAGGCTTTCATAGAAAAGCCTGCTGGAAGTTCTAGGTATCTTGCTACATTGAAGGTTGATAACAAGCTGTTTGCAATCCGTGAATATGGTGAAGCAGGTTTCATTTACTGTGATGATAAGGCGGATAGCACATATCCTTCTAAAATTACGGTAACTACAGCAGACCATGATATCAACTATGTAATGCTGCGCAGAAATGATATCTTCCTTATGAACATGAGATATTATTTTGAGAAGGGGTGCTTCCGCTTCAAAAACCTGCAATGCAAAGATGCTATTCTGAAAGCATTATCTTATTAACGTATATCTACCTCGGTTTATTATTTCATGGAAGCGCCGGGATGCACAGGTTAAACGTCCTGCCGGAATGCTCAGACAGTTCTGCATACTGCTTGAAATACCCCGGGGAAATAGATAGAAAAAATACCCCCTGTCTTACGACAGAGGGTATTTTATTATTTACCTATAGTTATGAGGGCGGCTCGTTCACCAATGTACAGCTCTCGGGGTGGCCAGCTTTCCCCGGAACTGATTGCTCTTACTTGGTGAATTATTTCACGAACTTCATCGTAAGGGGTAATACAATAATTCGTGGTGGGGTTGCCTTTGATTGCGGGAAATGCTCCGTTGTTGTGAATCATAATTGTTACCTCATTTCAAATGTAGTTTCAGTCAATAAGATTCCCCCTTTTATTCTCCTAGGCATTAACTTTCCGGGGAGAACAAGGCCAATCTTAAAGTCTGTCAATTGATACTCATTATTTGCCATACCTTTGACAAATAATTTCTTACAGGATTCCGGCATACCTGCGCACTTTACATTATAATATGGGGAATCTATAGGCTCAAGATTCTCTTTTGTAATGTGTTCTATGTATGTCTTTTGTCTTGTAAATATAGCTGTGTCCCAACAGCTTTCTAGCTTCCATGCGCAAAAATCGGTAGGATGAACTCTAATACCTTTCAATGCCTCCGGGGGTAAATCACAGTGAATTGAATCAGTGTCAGCGTATATAAAGCCGGGTTCATCAATTCCGTAATAGTTTTGCTGCGCTGCTCTAATCGTGAAGTTCCTAGCATAAGAAGTGATTGCAGAGCCAACAGGGATATAGCCTGGCTTCTTCTCGTTTTCAGACACATCCCTTAAACCAATTACCCCATCAGGCTTAACAAATGGTACTTTGAAACTGCTGTCAGTGCTTGCTGCCATTTTGCCATATAGGTTATTAAGGAACAACTTGGCAAGCTCTCTCATAGCTCCGGTCGAATTCTGTTTGATATTCTTGTACTTCTCCATGTAATCATCAAACAGCCCTATCTCCGTGTTAAAGCAGCAGAAATCTAAAAGCTCAAAATTTACTACATCATAGTGCTCAAACATTAACTTCAAATCTATCATTGTCATTGTTAATGTAACTGCTGTGTCTGTTAAAATTGGCTTTCCGGTTTCATCTGGCTTATACCATTGCGTATAATATCGCCCTTCTTTTTTGTCATAATAGTCACTAGTTTCAAGCGAATCTGTTCCACAAAATCGGAAGCTATTTTTTATCTGTATGAATGGCAATTTATTATGCTTTAAATAAAACCTTGTTCTAAATCTTACAAAGTAATATTGCTGCATAGTATTTGCACACACCATAATCTTATCCAACCACCATTTTTTCATGGTATCAGAAGCGTTTTTCATGCTATAGAAAGTAGGTCTTCCTACAGGGAATCTATTTCCGCTCTCACTTGACATCATAGAAGGGTACAAAGAATTTACATCTGCGGTAGTGCCGTTTGTTTTAATCTCATTGCGCTTAGCCTTGACAACATAACACCAACCACCACGGTATGACTTCCTGATATATTCTCCTGCGTTCGGTGAGCCATATGATTCATCAATCGGTATCTTATAGATATCTGGAAAGATTGAATCATAATCTTCTTTGCCATACCCATTCACAAATTCACTCAGGCAACAAGCACCAATTGTTAATTTGTCATGCCCTTCACTAAACATGAACTCTAGTGCTTCTCTAAGTACCAATACGTCATTTCCTATGTAGGCTTTTTCTTCCTCAGTTATTTCGCAACCAGGGAATCGGAAGCCCTCATATTCCATTTCTAGTTTTTGGTGCTTTAGTTTGAAGCTCTTTCCTATTCTAGCTAGTGTAAAGGGGAGTAGTTTCAAGCTGTCTCTAAGCTCAATAACATTCTTGTCTGTCCGGATTGTTATAGTGTACCATTGCCCCATTGACGAGATAGAGCATTTCAACGTCTTTGGCTTCATGTTCTTATTGTCAAGCCATTTTTCCGCTTTGTGTTCGCCTGACTGAACTTCGGATAGCGCCGTGGTGTATCCTAATTCATTCATTAAGAAATCTAACCAAAATGCCCCATCAAATTTCAGGTTATGATAGTAGGCTATAACATCCTCTTTAAGCGTAGAAAAGTAATTGTATGTTTCCTTAATTGTGTGGTGAATTGTAACGTCCTCTGTTTCTGCGAATAGCTCTGAAAACGCTGAAGACCACACGTCCGTTCTTTCTTGCCCTTTATAGACTGTTGTCTCAAAGTCAGCTGCAAATCGCCTTACCTTGCGCTTCATTCTTCATATTCCAGCCCTTCCTGTGCATCGTTAATATATGCACTTTCAATTGCTGAAAGTTTAGCACCGGTTAATGTTTCAATAATAAGTGAAAGATTTTGATTATCTGAATCCTTTGAATTGGAACTATATAGAGCTTTCTGTATCAAATCTCTTAGCGTTGAAGCCTTTGATTCTAGCCTAGCTGCCAGCTGCACAATTTCTGCATTTGTTGCATCCGAGTAGATATCATCCCAGTACGTTTTTATGATGCTATGAAGAGATTCTTTCCATCGTACCCACCACATAGCATTTCTATGATATGGATGAGCCGGAACATAAGATGATAATTCATCGTCAATCTGCTCCAATACGGCAATCGTAGAATTATACCTATCTTCATATGGCTGAATACGTTCGCCGTCTGTCCAATCTTTTGAAGCAGCTTCCTGCTTGATTTTTTCACCGGTAAACGATTCATATTCGGCTGCCGGTGCGCCTCTAGCTGGAAGTATGCTTGTGTCAATGTAATAGCCTTTTTTCTGCCAGTATTTTACACGTCTTACAGCTGATTGTCTTGCTTTCTGTCCTGCTTTAGCTTCTTGCTGTGCTGTTTCTAGCTTTTGTAATTCTCTTTTGGTTATCCTATAGGGCTTTTCAGGTATTAAGGATTCATATCCTAATCGCTTAATGCTTGTGGCTAATTTGTTCCATTTTAATTGATTTTTGGTAAGGCTCTTTCGCCTACCTTTTGCCATGAAAATCACCCCTTATATAAGAAAAAGGCGGGAGCTTTTTACTCCCGCCATTTTTTCAGGTTACACGATAGAACAGGTCAGGAATTCTTTTCCCTTGTAGTTTTTGCTGGGCATTCTGTAGACCTCCACGCCGTATTCTTCATCGGAATCCGCCATCTCGTCCATAATATCCTTGAAAGCAGTGATAAAGGATTCACTGCCGGTTACATACTTGTTGCCGGACTTGTCGACAACAACAAACTTGGTGTAATCCTTGTCCTCGCTGCGCTCGTTGTGGACAGACAGCTCAACGTAGAAGTCGGGCTCAATCAGCACCTTCCCGGCCTGGGTGGCTTCATCCAGGGGGATAGCGTTGGTCGTGTCTTTCAGTGCAACCCGCTCCTTAGCGGTCAGGTTCTTGCTTGCTTTCTCAATCTTGACAGAATAACCTTCCATGATTTGTTCCTCCTCGTGTCTTAGGTGTTGTCAGTGGGTTCAGCTACGTTCTGACCAGCTCTGGCGGGCAGAATGGTCGCTGCCTGAATGAAGTCGGCCTCGGTCATGCCGTACAGGGTCTCCTTGGTGGAAACAGAGACAACAGAGACAGCCTTGTCGGTGTCAGTCTCAACCAGGGGGCGGGCTGCTTTCAGGATTGCTTCATTGTCCTTGTAGGTGCGGGGCAGGGTAACGCTCACGTTGTGCATTTCAGCTGCAACAGTGTCAGCCATAAGCAGGGTGGCCTCAGTGGTGGTGATTGTGCGGGTAATCATGGGTTTTCTCATAGTTTTACTCCTTTTTGCCTTATTGGCGTTATTATTTGACCCATTCAGGACTTGCACCTGAAACAGCTTTCGCTGCTAACACTTGTAAATGGGCCATGCAAGGGGCTTTTCTAAGCCCCTTTATTGTACCATAAAAAGGTACTTTTGTCAATAGGCATTTTTGAATCAGTCGCACTATATCGATAAATTTTTATCGATATTTTAGTTCCCGTTCTTTAGCTGCGTTCTCACAGTATGTCATTGCTGCGGTTAAATCTGAACACACCCTCTTGTTTATACATTCTTCACATTCAATGCAAGGCGGACAAATGGCTGCCTGAGCAGCGCTTAATGCTACACTCATGGTTTTAAGTTCGTGAATCGTGAAGTTCTTAGTTTTTAGGGTAATCATGCTCAAATACCCCCTCTATGATTCCTATGCGTAAATACGTCATGAGCGCATAATAGACAATGCGCCGAGACACATCATTAAGCAGAATATAACGCTTAAATGAGCCATCTTTAGAGGCATTAGTTACGTCATAGCATAGATTGAATCTGCTTGCTTCTGTGGTAACAACAACGTATTTACCGTTAGTGGATATTGTCAGCTTGTTCACAATGTCTAGCAAACTTTCAATCATTTGCTCCTGCTGCTTATAACTTCCAGCTCTCAATTTTTATTCATCTCCTTTTTTGTGCTTGGCGTGGGCCAGACGGGGCTATTTCTAGCCCCTGAAAGAAAAACCTAGTACAAACTCTTTGAAGGTTCCCTTTGACAGTTTTACATAGCTAATGAGTTTCCTGATTGTAGAAATTTTCAAATTGGGCAACTCTGCTACCAGAATTTTGTCCACCTTGAACGCCAATATTCGACCATCCACAAAATATGCTTCCCAAAGCCCTTTGGTGGAATAGTAAACAACGCCGCCCTGTTCATGTGCTATCGAAAAATGAGCGGGCCAGAAATCAACCGTAGCCGCTGCGTAGATGTACAAATTTCTTGCGTCCTTATTGGAAATCCATATCATTTACAGGTACTCCTTAAACGGGGCAATTTCTGGGTATTGACCCAGCCGTCGCAAATTGTTCGTAAATTCTACGCCTATTGGCATAGTAGTTTGGCATATACCAATAAACGTGAAATCACTAGCGTAAGCCTCAGGCAGAAACGTACTTCTAAAACTATCACTAATAATGTCACCTTTCTTGACTGTATAGCCAGTTACGGACGACGTATAATCCTCAGTGCACAAAAAGAAAAATTTCTTGTATGCATATTCCATTGCTTTCTTCTCCTTTTGGTTTTTAGTTTTTTGGTTTGACCAGACGGCCCGATAATGGGCCTACGAATTGTATTGAGAAAACGGAAATACATGCTCTAAACCACGCGGCTTTGCCCAGTAATAAATGAGCCTAGGAATAGAGGTGTAAAATTTAGAACATTGTTGCCATCCAAAATCGGCACGGACACAAGCACAATAGCCCATGTCTTTATAATACCATATTGCATAACGCTTCATTGTTTTATTCTCCCCTTTAGTGCTGGTCTTGGTACTGTACCAGACGGCGGCTCATTTTGTGAACCGCCTGAGAACATTGACTGTATAGCCTTTTTGTTCCAGCCATTTAATGAACTTGTGTACGTGCTGATTTGAAGTAGAAGTGTAACCATAACATACTCTCAAGCAATCCCAAACCGAAGCGTCTGAGGGAGTGAACAAGGCAATCGGAGTTGCGTAGGAAATCAATACCCAATTAACGCCGTCAGTCTTGACATATGCGGAACACTTGTACAACGGCCATTTCTTGCTCTCACAATTCATCACTGCATTGATATTGCGCTGAATTTCACCATACATTAACTTGTGGTTATCAGCGTTTATATTCCATTGCGTCATTTTTGTTTCTCCTTTTGGTTTTAGTTTTGGTGTTGTGACCAGACGGCCCATTATTCAATGGGCGGTTTTGCGGTTGCTACTAGTTCCATAAAATATTTATAATATTTCTTACGGCGCTCCTTCTCGTCATCTGAAAGAAAATCATTGTTGTCGGCGCAATCAAAGGTATATCTACTATTGATTTCTTCCATAATGCCAATTCTGACTTTTTCTGCGCTCACATATTCTTGCATGGTTTTGTTTCTCCTTTTGTTATTGTTTTTTGGTGTTGACCAGACCAGGCTATTTGAACGATGCCAGAGAACGCTTGACGCCCTAGTAAAATATATCGGCGGTTTAATGCGGGCTTTCTTGGGAGTTGCACCGCTTCCCGTGAGTTCTAGCGTCTCACCCGCAGCCGTTTACTTTTTGTGGATATAAACAGCTCAAAAATTCCAAAGCTTTACAATATTTCCGTGTTGTGAAAGCTCTAAAGAACCGGTGGAATTTTGGGAATTCCAGACAGGGGCGGTATGGCCGCCCGTGTTTGTTTCGCTGTATTTCAACATTTCATCCCTATTTCTAGGGGCAGATTTCCCCTTGCCATTCGGCATTTTAACGCCTGCTAATGATTCAGGCGGGGTACGCTCGTCGGTGGTCTTTTCCCAAAACACAAAAGGTACGTCTATACCCTGCCCGTGGGTGCATAGGGTGAAAGCCCCGGCCCGAATAGACGGACTCAATGCACCTGGTGCAGGTTCAACGCTATTCACCTTTCAAGGTACACACGGTTCACAAGTCCTTGCATGGCCCGCACACCATGGGCAGAGGGGATACAGGCTGCCCGCCTGTTGTGTGTCATCTAAGCGGGGCCGGGGTTCTCACTCCGTGCCCCCCTCTTCTTTACACCCATATAATACCACACCTTGACCCGAATGTCAAGCACTTTCTTTTCGGCATAGTGCACAAAATGTGGGCCCCGTTTTTGGGGAAAATGGGGGACCGGGCCCTTCTTTATGCACC